TTAATCCACCGTTGTTTCTTCTGGGATCCAACCATCATCCATCCATATTTCTTCCAGTATCTCTTCAATACGAATTTTATCTTCCGTTATTTTAGTTCCAGAGATGTTAACGCGTTGTTGTGAGCTAAACCCAACCCGCGTTATCATATCTGGATATTGGTTTTGAAGTTTGCGTAAAATCTCAGTTTCAAGTGCTTGCAAAACAATTGAACTCGGTTTTTGTGGAGCGTTCTTATCAAATAATACTTCGATACGTAACATGATAGCCTCTAGCAAAGACTGTATTAATATACAGTATTTTTAGAACTATTAGGTAAAAAAGTCAATATAGAGCTACAAATATTTTTATCAGCGAATGGAGTGAAAAAATAATAGCAAGATAAAACAACAGGTTAATATTATGAGTGCACGATAAATAATTGTCAGAAAATTTAAAATAGGTATGCTAGAAAATATTTTTTATAAGGTGAGTTTTGATTAAATGTTACATGCTTTAAGAGTTTCAAGTGAAGATAGCGAAGCGATAGCAATGATTAACCAGTTGTATGACACAGCTTTTCCATTATATGAACAAAGAAGCTACCAAGGAAGAGAGGCAATATTAAATCATAGCGATTATTATTTGCTCAATTTCAAAGAGAATGACACTTTTATTGGTTTCATTGGTTGTTGGAAAATCGAAGATTATTATTACATTGAGCATCTTGCTATTTCCCCCATATTAAGAGGGCAAGGTTATGGGCAAAAGGTATTAAAACTGTTTTGTCATGATGTTGGTAAAGTGATTCTAGAAATAGACCCCATTATTGATGAAGTTAGCCAAAAACGTTGGTCTTTTTATCAACATTGCGGTTTTCAACAAACTGAATACGCTCACGCACATCCAAGTTATTACCCAGAAAATAAGCCGCATGAGCTTAGGGTATTAAGCTATCCAGAAGTGATAGCTCAAGAGGTGTATCAGCAATTTAATCACACCTTGCAAACGGTTGTGATGAATAAAGCGCTATTATAGTTCACCATTTAGATGGTTTTAATCAGATATATAGCAATAGATAAGTTCGGGATCATTATCATCTAAATTTTCAATGTATCCACTAGGAATAAAGCCAGTTTTTATTAAGAGTTGTTGAGTGGCTGTATTCGATTGGTTTGTAGATGTAAAAATTTTTGGGGTTTTACTCTGCATTTTTAGTTTATTAATTAAGGTGAGTCCAAGGCCTTGCCGACGATGGTTTTTATTTACCATTAATAACTCTATAAAAGCATGGGAATAGAAATAATAATGTAGAACACCATACGCCAATATTTCGTTGTTGGCTTCCAGTACATAACATATTTCTTGTTCGAGCCATTGGGTAATGTCTTCATAGCGTTCTGTCGTCGCAATGGTATCTATGGAAAATATAGCATTTATATCAATTAGTGTTGCGGCTCTAAAGTTAGTTTTCATTATCAATCAGTTGTTTATCAATGCTAAATGTCTTAATTTGAAAATATTACAGCATAGGATTGGTTTAGGTAAAAGATTAATATGAATAAGTAGCGCTTAAATAGGCATGTATACCTATCTATCAATTGAATTGAGAGTATTTTGGACTGTATAAGCAGTTGGTTAAAGCTAGTATAACCATGTCGGGGTTTTACACCAGTTTTACCGCCATTTTACCTTTTTAAAATCACACATACAAAAAAACCAACCGTAATAGGTTGGTTTTCTTAGGGAATTTTGGTCGGCATGATAGGATTTGAACCTACGACCCCCGACACCCCATGACCCCGATAGCAAGCTATAAACCCCATTGATTTAAAAGGAAAATAAGCCCATCGACTGTTCATGCAAACAGTGCTTAACATGCAAAATCTGCACTATATGAAACAATGAGTTAGGTCGAATTTTACCGCCAGTTTTTTAGCGAATTAATTACTCAAAAAAGTTTTTTTTGTGATTTGTTGTCAAAAATGACGGATTTTTCTTTTAAGCAGGGTTAAAGTTGCTATAATACTAGATAAATACTATAAGTAGAAAATTAGGGTCACTTAAATGCTAGTATCTTTTGGTGCTAAAAATTTCTCCTCTTTCAAAGAGGGGTTTGAAATATCTTTCAAGCTTGCTAAAAGCTGTCCTGTAGATATATCTAAAGGAAAAAGTATTAGTAATCTGGTTTGTGTTAAAGGTGCAAACGGTTCAGGTAAAACTAATATTTTAAGGGCGCTTTATTTCTTAAGTTCTTTCATAACAGATTCTTTTTCATCTAAGCCTGATGAAGCAATTCCTTTTGATTCATATTTTAATAATCATGAGCCATCTGATTTTTATGTTTCGTTTTACTTAGATAATATACTATACACATATGAACTTACAGCTACAGATAGAGGTGTATTATCTGAGCGCATGTATAAAAAATTAAAAAGAAAAACTATTATCTTCGAAAGAATAGGAAATAATCTAACAGAGATCCAATCAGAATATTCAGAATTGCAGAAAATACCTAATTTAAGAAGTAATGTTTCTGTCATAAGCACTGCAAGACAATTTGGTTTTAATGTGACAGAAGATATATGGTATATCTTCCGAAATATTTTATCTAATGTTTCATATACAGGTTTAATGGCTGAAAGCTTTGATATAGATTTTATAAATAAATTCTTGTTTAAAAATCCAGAATATATGGAGTTTACAAAAAAAATCATAACTAAATTTGATCCTGCGATTAAAGATATTTTTATTGATGAAACAAATATTAATATTTCTTTAGCAGGAGAGTCCCAGAAAAAATATATACCATGGTTCGTATATAATGTTGATGGTGAGACAGAGATTTTATCTTTTACCTCTCAATCTAGTGGTACAAAAGCTTTATATAAACAACTCGTTGCATATAAAAGTGTTATCGATGCTGGCGGAATACTAATTTTAGACGAATTTGATATTAATCTGCACCCACATATATTACCTTTTTTATTAAAAATATTTTTAGATGAGGAACTAAACACTGATAATGCGCAAATTATATTTACAACACATAATACTGACATATTAGATTTTTTAGGTCGTTATAGAACGTATTTAGTTAATAAAGAAGGAACTGAGAGTTACTGTTATCGACTAGATGAAATACCTGGGGATATACTGAGAAACGATAGGTTAATTTCACCTGCATACAATCAAGGAAAAATTGGTGGGGTGCCAAGTTTATGAATAGAAAGTTTAGGAATACAAAAGCCGAAAAATTTCTAGAAAAGCTTGGCGGATTTGTGAGTTTGGAAGGAGATGACTGTAACTTATCTTTTAGAGCAAAGTTTAATTTTTCTTATTTTTGTGCAGACCAAGAGCATGCTTGTGATTTTCAGAACTGGGGTGAGGAAAATACTTGTTTGCTATTAAATAAGTTGGTGGAATATAGCAGATTATCTATTAATGAGCTAAAAGCTCTTAAACTAGGAAGCAGTAGAATACCATTGCTTTCAATTTATGGAGCATTTCCTAAGCATAGCTTATTTGTACAACCTAAAAATACCCCTCACCAAGCTTTGTGGGGGCGCTTTAGACTAGACAGTAATAAAAGATTAATAGGATTTATAATTCCTGATGAGTTTCATGAGGTACGACACTCTAAAACAGGTGTTATGTATGACAAGAATACGTTTTACGTGGTATTTATAGATAATAACCATAAATTTTATCCAGTAAGATAAATATTGGCATTATGCAATTTCGCAGTGCGGTACTTCAACCCATTCTACATGATTATCGGTATAAATCTTGGTTGATTCAGCATCACTATGAGCCATGCGCGCTTGAGGATCAAACCCACGCTGCTTAAACATAAATGCAGCCAATGCCCTAATTTCATGAAACGTCGGTCTTTCATCTTGTGGTAAATTAGCAGCAACACCAACACGATCCCTGAGTGATGAAAAAGCACGACTAAGATAATCAGGGGCCACTTGTGTAGGGTGATTAACTTCTTTGCTGATTTTATTCGGCAATCGAATTGGTAGTCTATGCACGATGTAAGGACTGGCTACGCTGTCACGACTGTTATCAATTATTTCTTTTAGTTTTTTCCCGATTGGTATTGCTACATGGGATGCTTCTTTGTGCTGAACTTTTTGGCGATGTATGTAGATCATGCCATAAATGCCGTCTTTTTCTTCATCAAACCAAACACAACCACAAGTGTTAGCTTTTGGGGCTTTGATGTTGTATTTAATGCGAGAAACTTCAAGTCTGGCTTGTGTCGTTTGTAACGCTAGATCCATAGCAGTACGTAACCATGGCTCAGCTGCGTCACGTATTTTAAGAAAATCATCATAAGATAAACGTCGACGTTTTTTCGCATCAACACGTTTCATTTTTTTGCGTTCTGCCGGATTATCAAACATTAATGATTCATCTACAGCATAACTAAATATTTTCTTTAAAAAACTGACCTTTCTATTTTGTACATTAGCGGAAGCGTCAGCATGATATTCATTGATAAAACCATTAACATGCTCGAGCGTAACCTCAATAGGTGTAATGTCATTGAAATAAGTCTTAACTCTTTCTAGGTCATTAGTCCAATCATTAAGAGTACTTACTGATGGTCGTTCATCATTAATTATGCGGGCAAACAATTTATCCAAATGCTCGGAAAATGGTAGAGATTCGCCATTTGTGCCGCCAGAATCAACAATTAATGATTTGACTGAAACGGCACCCTCAGGACGCATTATATTGTTATATTCTCTGGCTATCGCAATTGCCCTAGCTTTATCAGCGCCTATTCTTCTTCTGACGCCATTAACTAGTGTAAAGCGATATTGTTTCTCAGATTTATCATAGTAAAGAAAGTCAGGCAAATGCCTGAACTCTCTTTTACGTGGTCTGCCTTTCATTTTATGAAGCCCTTATTAAATCACTTACGCATGATGCAATATCAGACTCAACACCCCACTTTTCTGAAGAATAAACCCAAGCCGCGCCATCAACGATCTTTCCTCGCACTTCACCAATCGTTACCCAGCGTTTTATGGTTCTATTATCGGGTATTGAACCATCCTCGAATTCTCTTTTGGCCCATGCGCTAGCTTTCATAAGTTTTCCACTAGACATAATTATCTCCACATCTGCCGCATACAGATTTAAAAATTAAATATCGTCGTTAACTGGTTTGATTAAATGCTGGTGGATAATAGACACATACTTAGCCTGATGGATTGCATCAGCTAATGCATTGTGTTGTTCTCCTTCAAATTCGAGTGTACGCTTAGGATCAATACCAGCATTACGGCCTAGTTCTACAATTGTTCTAACACAGCGATTGTTCCAATGTTTCCAGAACGGATCTAAACCGACAGCATTATATGCGTTACGCAAAATAACATTGTCAAAATCAACGCCATTACCCCACACCTGAACATCATCAGTTAGAACTCTCTCGTCAAAAAGATTTAGGTCGGCTAGTGATTCTTCTAACTCATAACTAACACCAACAATTTCCGATCTAGCTTCAGCGCTTTGCTTTATCCACCAAAGGACGGTATCAGCATCGATATGAAGACCTGCACGCTCGCAACTTCTTAAATCGACAACTTGGTAAAATGTAGGCCCAATCTCACCAGTTGAAGGTTCAAAAGCGACTGCACCAATAGAAACAATGGCTGCATTGTTATGTGTGCTCATTCCTTCTAGATCTACCATTAAGTGTTTATATTTCATTGCTAGTCCTTATCTATGGGGTGTATATTAAATTTCAGTTATTTAATTTAGTAACTTGTGCCAAGGAGGCTAAAATGAGACGTAATAGAGAAAATACAACCTGGGTTGATGTGGCATCTTGTCTATTTAGAGGCATTAGCTGTCTCATTGGTGCTTTGGCTATAATCATGCTTTCAGTTCTGATACTTTTAGCATTGTTTTACGGATTGAAATAAAAAATCCGCACGAACATATAAGATATTAATTGGGTATCCTTTAACCTGTGATTAGTGTGACTTGAGTCAGTGTTTTCAAAATGTTTAGGGATATACCCATTTGTAATATCGTCTATTAAATCTATCTACCCCTTCATATCTTTTCATTATCTAAATTTAATCCTATCGAGCAAAATATTTCACTAAAAATACACTTATGTGTTTTTTTATTTTAGATGTATTCTCTAGTTGGTTCTTTACGATAGAGCCGACCTTAGTAATGAGTTTTATGTGTATCTCTTGCCGATCATCCCATGTGTCGGCATTTTTTTATCTAACTTCCTTGTTAAATTGATATTGTTCACTATGCTTAAATTGCTTACACAGAGAAACTATAAATATCCCTACACAATTTGCCGCCCAATCCGTGTCGGCAATTTTTTTATTACCAGATCTGGTTTATTAAACACTCGATATTGATTTATGTTCATTAACTATGTTAAAAAGCTGATACTTATTATTACAATTAAATCACTCATCAAGATTCCCTTACCGCCTCCGTCATGGCGGTATTTTTTTATTAACCATATGAGGATTAATAACGAATTAGCTTTTAGCTGACCACATTATTTCTTGGGTGATAATCACACTCGCTTAAACTCAATAACCCACACCCACGGATTACTTTCAAAATTATAGTCAGGCTTACTAACTGAATCCCATAAGTGACGAAACCAACAAAATGCATCGGTACTGCCACCAGTTAACTCTCTCTCCAGTGGGTAGCCCTCGGCTTTAAAATCATCGTCGCTAGCTTCTTGTAATCGCTCTACTCGAACATCAGTAATTTCTAGTGTGATACGTGAAGCCCATCGAGGCATATTGCTTGAGGGTCTCCAGCCTTGCCTTAAATTATCATCACAATCAGTATATTCAGGCGCTGCTATACCATCAGCTTTGTAAACACAGTTTTCAACTTTGAAATATGGTTCTGGATCTTTAAATAATTTATCAGCTTCGGCATAACCAACTAATGGGCCTTGCCATGTTTCACGAACCCAAAGGCGATCGCCAACCTTACCAAATGGGCATTTTTTGTGTGCAAAATTACGATTAGTTTCCCGGTTATCACTACCAGCACCAAAAAGACTTCCTTTCCACTTAAAGCCAGATTTTTGTGTTAGCTCTGGTTGTGGATTAATAATTCTACGAGTTTGAGTTTTACGGCCATCAAGGATGGCGCGTACCATTTCTGAGTTAAAAATAATTCCGCGCTCTTTCATGCTTAATTCCTTAATGACTCGTAAGTTAATTTCATTTCTTGATAAAGCTTTTTACCTTCACCAGCATCGTGAAGCGCTTTCCATTTATCCCAATTATCGATAACAGCAGACCACTGAGGTGAACATGCTTTCATTTCATGTAATTGGCTTGCTAGCTCAGGTACGGCTTCTAGTAATCGAATGCAGCGGCCTAAATCAGCACCATCCCGAGGGTAATGATTTGGAGCGCTAAATTGACCAGAAAGAACGGAAGCCATATATTTTGAACTCGCCCCTACATCGTCACTAGCAAGCCATGCAGTAAGCCCCATACCTTCAGAAGCTTTAACAAGTGGCTTTTTGAATTCGTCACAGACCAAATTTGCAGCCTTAATAATGGCATTCAAATAACGAGGTTCAGCAGGTATGCCGGGTATTTGTTTTTCTATTTCAGTAGAAATAGCGGAAATTAAATTAATTTGGCTAAGTTGCATAATTAACACCCTGGTTATGAATAATCGTTGTTGTAATAAATCTCATCAGCGTCAGATTCATCTAAAACTAACAGGCTGCCGCCGTAATAAAGAGCACCAACAAGGCGCTCAAACTCAGAACGGAACTGAACAACTTGCTTACCAAGCGTGTCATGGTATTCAAGCTCACCAGCGTATAGGCTGTAAACTGGATACCCATCATGCATAACTGCTACGTCTTCACGCATTTCTCTAGTGGTTTTTTGATGGAAGCTAAGGTGGGTATCGCACTGATGATATTTTTCTTTGCTTCTATGGCTGTATGGAGAGGCGCTAGCTGGTTCTTTCTCCAAGCCGATATGAAAAAATCCTTTTTCCCATGTATATTCTCCCTCGGAAATAACCACTAGAGGTCTTCCCCAGCCCTCATGAGCCGCTTCTTCTTGGTATTGATCTACGTATGCCTTCCAAAGGTCAGATGCTTTGATATATTTTGGAATTTCATGTGATTTGATAAATTTCAATACCAAATCTTTCATGCCGTTAACCATTTGCTCGCTGACACCATTCATTTCCCATTGGCTAGAAAGCTCTTTAGCCATTAATAGGTTATATTTAGGTAGGTCGACCACTTCACTAATATTTTCAGGAAGTGCTGATTCAAGGGCTTTTTTAACTCGGTCAGGAAAATTTCCCCAGCTAAAAGTATCTTTAATTGCTTTTTCATAAAGACTTTTAACATGAGTGCGGATCATTTCTGCATACTCAGGTGATTTTTCAAATTCAGAACAATGTTTAGCGATATCATTTGCCAAGCTATCAGCAATAATATTTTTTCCTTTCGGCATAATTAATACTCCACGCAATATTTAGATAATAAGAGTCCGTCTCTTAATAAAGAGAATTAAATTCCTTGGTGTTGGTTAAATTATTTAAAGCTTGGCTTCGCCGCCAAGTGAATCAATTAATGCTTTTATTAAAATATTTAATTCAGAAATAATTAAGAAGAAATCAGCATCAAAGCGTTGGTTATAATCCTCTCGTTCGATATCATCATTAGTTTCTAAAAATGCGGAATCAAATTTAAGCTTAGATAGAATAAAACTATCATCAATACAGAATGTAACCCTATCTTCATAGCCTAATGATAATTTAGTGACTAATTTGCCTGCTTCAATATTCGTTTGAATTTCATCAGAAATTAAGTCTTGTTTTGTATATTTAGCAATTCCACCTTCTTCAAGGATTGCTTTCATTTCTGATTGTTCACCAAACACAAAGCCTTTTGGTAATTGCCCGCTTCTAACCCATTCTGTTAGCGTTAATTCAATAGGGTCTTTCATCGTTAACGGTACGACAGGCAGAGAACCAAGAGCCTTACGTATCATTGCAAAACAATCTTCAGCACGTCGATGTGACGATACTAGCGCAGCAATAAAGCCATCAGTAAGATTAACCCACACATCGAAACGGGTATACTTAGAGAACGCACGAGGTAGCAGTTCCTGAATAACTTCATCTTTAATGGCTTGGCGTTCAGCTTTCTTTAATTTTCTACCCTGATCTGCTTCTAGCTTCTCAATTTTTTTATTTAACTCATTATTGATAACAGGAGTTGGTAGCATTTTATCTTCTTTAAAAAGAGATATAAGCATCTGGTCATTAACTTTATGAGTCAAACAATCAGAATTACCAATGCCAAGCGGTGGAATAAAACCAAAACGTTGCATATCAAGTGAACCGCAAGGCTCATATTTTAAATGTGATAACTGCTCTTCGATATTATTAAAATCAATATTACGAGTTATCCGATAAATAATTAGGTTTTTAACATTAAAAACACTCATGAGATATCCTCAAATATAATTAACTCCACACAATAAATAAGACCACTGACAAATAATGAATATATTTACCTAGTATGAACACTGAATATCAGTGGCCTTATGTATTATGAAAAAGGGCGGCACAACACCGCCAAAAACCACAAGGGTCAATCACTAGCAGTGGTAATACTATTTTCAGCTAAGATACGCTGATAAATTTCTTCACGATGTACAGCAACATCTTTTGGGGCTTCAATACCAATCCGCACTTGGTTTCCATTAAGCCCCAAAACAGTGACTTTAATATCATCACCAATCATTAAAGTTTCACCGACTCGACGAGTTAAAATAAGCATTCCCATACTAAGTACTCCACACAATTGAATTCAGTTAAGCACTAACAGTAACCGCACACATATCCATGCACTCTGCAATTTCTTCGTCGAGCTTTTCGAGTTTAGATTGCAGCTCATCACGCTCGTTGCGTAGTTTTTGCAGGTTATTAATTTGTTTGGCTTTTTCTAGTATCCACTCGCGCACATCATCCTGCGACATTGGCACACTAAAAGTAACGATTGGTTCATTTGAATTGGTTTGCATAAGCTTCTCTCCATTGCTTCGATGTATTTAATGTAGGATATCCGACATTAATGTGTCAAGCTAAAATGTAGGGAAACTTACATTTATTTTGGTGGGGGGTTAGTAACGAGGGATAATATAAGTAGCTACCAATGGGGTATTGGTAGCAATGTTAGTTAAAAATCAATTAAAACTTGCTTGACGACGCCTACAATTCTGCAGTTCTCATCGAAGTCTATTGTCTTATAGAAGGGATTTAAAGGGATAAGATATCTGTTCGGCCAGTCTTCTACGAATTTTTTTAATGTTGCCTCTGTTCCGCCATGAATATAAGCAACAACAATTTTCCCATTTATAGAAGAAAACCGTGTCAAATCAGGCTCAACGATAACTATCGAGCCATCTGGAATAGAGGCATCCTTAACAATTGTAGTCATTGAGGAGCCATTTACACGCAAAGCGAAAGCACCACTAGAGAGGCTGAGTGTGGTTGTTATATATTCGTTAACATCATCAAGGCAAACCCCTGAATCAGTTTCAGTCCAAGTTCCAGCCTGTACCCAAGACAACACAGGCAACTCACGAACAGACACCGACAAGCCTCTTGTATATGGAGTATCGCAGCTTCCAGTTCCTTCAACTAACCAGATAGGGTTGCACTTTAGGGCTTCCGCTAGCGCTTGAAGGTTGGCCCCGTTAGGTTGGTAATCATCTTTCTCCCATCCAGTAACGGTGACACGATTCACACCAGCGATTTTAGCCAGTGCTTCTTGAGTTAATTTTAGCTCTTTTCGCCTTTCGCGAATTCTATCTCCCATGCTCATGTAGGATAGCCTACCATTTATCATTGTAAGTTTCTTGACATTGTGATGTTGGATATCCTACATTATGAGTTGAACAGTACATTATGAGGCCTCAAAATGAAAAAAAGTGATGTTATCTCTTACTTCGGCGGTTCATGCAACACCGCTAAAGCTTTAGGAATTAAGCATCCATCTGTAAGTGGGTGGGGGGAAATAATTCCTCAAGGGCGAGCTTATCAAATTGAAAAAATCACAAAAGGAAAATTGAAATTTAATCCTCAGCTTTACCAAAACGATACCAAAACCAACTAACTGAGTTAACTACAAACAAAACAACGGAATTGTAGATATGTGCAAACAAACATTAAAAGAAGTCGTGAAAGAGATGTGCAAGGTATTCCCTGGTGGTCGTTCAGCGATGGCGGGTGCTTTGGGTATTTCTGAAACTACTTTCAATAACAAGTTGTATGAGAAAAACGGCTGTCGTTTCTTTGAAAATGATGAACTTGAAGCGATTGAGGAATTATCAGGTACCAAAGCGCTGGTGGCTTATCACATGGAACGTCACGGAATTACACCGGCAGTAAAAATTGAAGCTGAGAGCTTAGATACGGTTGAGTTATTTGATATTCAAATGCGCCTTGGTGCAATGCAAGGGGCTTTAAGCGTTTTAATCAAAGACAGTATTTCTGATGGCGTTCTAACACCAGATGAAACAAAGGCTATCTACAGAAAGATGAAAAAAGTCTTTGCTTATGCGCTTGGGTTTGTTGGTTCTTTGGAAAGTGTTTATGGGATTAAACCATGATGAGCATAACTAGAAAGGTTGACGCCCCAGATATGCGGTCCGAGGCGTCGGGTGCTAATAACAACTTGTGTGGAGTAACTAGCATGAGCAGTGTAAACCAATTTCAATCAAAAAAGCAATTTAGATGCTTGCCTGTATCGAAATGTGGTCCGTTTCAATATGTAGAGATCATAACTTCAGCTGACGAGTCGGGCAACTACCAGACCGAACAACAATTGGTAGATAGCAAAGCCCTAAGAGATAGCTGGGCTAAATACTATTTCCGCAGTGGGAGAGAGGTTAATGAGCAATGAAAAGCATAAAAACCTTAATCGTTACTTCCGAGATAAGCGAGGCCGTATTGTCCATGTTGTTGAGTGGGACAAACCAAGGCAACGGGTTGTTTTCATGCTTGATGACTATGAGCACCCCTGTTTTGAGCCCCTCGAACAATTCAAAAAATATTACACAGAAGTTAAGTAGGTAGCAGCATGAGCGTAAAACTATCAAGTTATGTATGGGATGGCTGCGCAAGTGCAGGTTTAAAGATAACCTCTGTTGCGATAATGGCCCGTCTCGCTGACTTTTCAAATGATGATGGTGTTTGTTGGCCATCAGTACCGACAATTGCCCGGCAAATAGGTGCGGGTGAAAGTACTGTGCGTACCGCTATTAAAAACTTAGAAAAAGCCGGTTGGTTATCAAGCGAAAAGCGCCGTAAAGGTAATCGTAACGCAAGTAATATCTATCAATTAAATGTTGATAAATTAGCTTCAGCGGCAATGACTGCGCTTTCTCAACCAGCAGAATCTGACCCGTCAAATTCTGACCCCTCAAAACCTGATGCGTCAAATTCTGTTGCATCAAAATCTGACCCGTCAAAATCAAGCAAAAATAACCGTTTTGACCCGTCAGAATCTGGGGGCGATCCGTCAGTAACTTCAAAACAAGATCCATCAGTAACAAACTCTTCGTCGCAGAATTCTAACGAATCCAGCGACCAGTCAAAAATTGATTTTTTAAATCGTTACCCAGAGGCGGTGATTTACAGCGCTAACTTCAAAAAATGGGGAACGGAAAAAGACCTAGAGTGCGCCCAATGGCTATTTGAACGGAAACAGTGGTTATTTCAAGAGCGCGGTATTGGTGAGCCTGATAAGCCTAACTTCACTGAATGGGCGAATACAGTTCGACTGATGCGTGAAATTGATGGGCGCAGCCACAAGGAAATTTGCCAACTCTACAAGCGCATTACCCTCGATGATTTCTGGCATTCAGTCATTCTGTGCCCCTCCAAACTTCGTGAGCAATGGGAAAAGGTCATTGTTAAATTTGCCAGTGGACAAAAAGTGAGTGTAGACCCCGTAGAACGTGACAATGCTTACATACGGATCATTGGTTCAAGGCTAACCCCAAAAAACCGCATTGAGGAAATCGCAGCTGAATTAGCGGGCAAACAGGGTGTTCGTAACATGTCGGATTTTGTAGGGCGTAAGGCATGGGCAGGCATTTGGCAACAGGCAGCAGAGCAAGCAGCTAGAGAGGTGACAGCATGATGCGTAGTGAAACTAAAACAATCTATGACGTTGACGTGCTAGGCATGATTGCCATGTTCAAACAACTACGTAAATGGCGCACGATCCGCAAGCTCCGTAACAGATGGAATCAATCCCGTCGTGACTTAGTAACCTGCAGGAAGTTTCGCCACTTAAACCATCATGCTGACCATTTTCAAGTTCAGCAGCGATATAAACATATGCGCGAGTATGTTAAATCCCACCAGCAGCGAGGTGCCATTTGATGATTAACGTATCAAGCTTCTCTGGTGGTCGTACTTCAGCATTCATGGTTCATTTGCTTGAGCGCAAAGCTGCAAAAGAAAATTTAACGATTAAGCATGTATTTATGGACACAGGCGCAGAGCACCCTAAAACCTATGAGTTTATTCGTAATGTTGCTAAACACTGGAATATTGACCTTGTTTGCTTACGTCTTGTTATCGATCCTGAACTAGGTAAAGCAAATACCTACAAAGTGGTTTCAGTTGATGAAATTGGGCATGACTTACAACCGTGGATAGATGCCTGTAGTAAATACGGCACTCCGTATGTACATGGTGCTTTTTGTACTCGAACCATGAAAACAGAGGTATTTACTCGCTACTGCAAAGAAACGTACGGTGATTACCACACATGGTTAGGTATTAGAGCTGATGAACCAAAGCGATTAAAAGAGCGCGATGGTGTTTCATATTTAGCTGATATTAGCGAAGTTGAGAAACAAGACATTCTCGACTGGTGGAAAGAACAACCTTTCGATTTAGATTTACCTGAACACTTAGGTAACTGCGTTTTTTGCGTTAAAAAAGGTATTAATAAAATTGCTTTAGCGACACGTGATGAACCAGAGCTAGCACAACAATTCCTTAATGTAATTACCGATAAATCTGTTCGTGTTGTAGAACGCAGACAACAAGAAAATAAAATCATGTATCGAGGTAATAATTCACTCGAAGGCATTATTGCAATGTTTGCGGATCATTCTCGTGATGATATCGCGGCAACTATTCGCGGTGCTGGCGGCTATGATGCTGGCTCATGCAGTGAATCATGCGAGCCATTACTATGCGAACTGGAAGAAGAACAAAGTGAGTATGTTAAAAAACTCAATTTATTGAAGTCAAAGCCAACCCACGAACTTAAAGAGATTAAGGATCAGTGGCAATCACCCGAAAATCTAGTTTATGGCGCTAGCTCAATTTACGGACCTTTCACATTAGACCTATTCACCGATGGCGAAAACAGTAAGGCACCTCATTTCTACACTGCTGAAGATAACGCCCTCACTCAAGATTGGTCAGCGAAGTTAAAAGAAATTGGCGGTGTTGCCTTTGGTAACCCCCCCGTACTCCCGTAGCTCATATCACGAAAAGCAGGCAATCACAGGCGTTCGTCACATTATGTCTCATGCTTCAGCGATGCGGGAACTTGGTGGCCGTTATGTCTTTTTATTGAAAGCGGCAACGAGTGAAGTGTGGTGGCCAGAAAATGCAGATCACATCTGTTTTATCCGTGGGCGTATTGGTTTTGACGTTCCGAAGTGGTTTATCCCCGCTGATGAAAAACAAAAACCAACCGGTGCATTCTTTGCTGGTGCAATTGTTGTATTCGATAAAACATGGACCGGTAAAGCATTTGATTACATTAGCCGCGAAGAGTTAGAGCAGCGCGGTAAGGCATTTATAGAGCAAGCGCAGTGGTTAGCTAAAAAAATGGGGGTGGCAGCGTGAGACGTGACACTTACCAACAGTGCATTGAAATAATTAAAGCGGGTCGTCAATTCGACACCTTTAACACAAATCACCTCAAAAGTGCATGTGGGTACCACAAATTATTATCCAGAAGAATGCTTGTCATCCTGATTGATTTAGGGTGCGTCAAATACCTTGGCGAAATGAAGAAGGATGGTAAGGGGCACGCAATAAGCCATTATCAAGTGACTCCATACGCTATCACTAAACTAAAACAGTCAATTGAGAAAGAGAGACAAGAGAAAGAGCGCCAGCAGGCTATTAAAGCCAAGGCAAAGCTTAAAGCACAGCCACCAGCCGAGCCTAAAAAAGTGGACGAAATCAAGAAGTGTGAGCCTGAGTCTCAATTCGAGTGCGGAATTAAAGTTGTTGAAAAAGCTTACATAGGAGATATGGGAAACCAATCACTTAAACAGTTAGATCAGTTGCTGGCGGGGGTGAGGCCATGAGTGCAGATGACAATGTTATTCAATTCAAAGCGCCTAGTGATGCAATACCCACCATCGACACGGAAGTAAAGGGAAGAAAAAACAGGCAGCAAATGTACTGTAAGCATCATTCACTAGTTATCGATGAAGAGCATAGGACAGTTGAATGCAACGATTGTGGGTGTGTTGTTGAGGCTTTCGATGTTCTGTTAGCTAGGGCGAATAATGCCGAGTCGGTAATCCGAGGAATGAGTGAATTGCTAGATAAGCGTGACGAACTGCGTAAATCAGTTGATGCTTTACTGAAAGAAGAAAAGAACACCAAAGCTAGATTACGTAGCGCTAGAACAGATTTAGCGTTTATTGAAAATAAAAAGCTTCAGCATGAGGGGAAGGTTGGATGAAAAATACAATGCTAGAAATTCAGCCTTGCCGTTATTGCAATAGCTCCGACACGACAGTCGAAAGTCATAGCTATAGGACATGGTTCTATGTTCGCTGCCATCGCTGCGGTGCTAAAGGTCCCGATGTTAATGATAAACCAATGGCTGTTACTGTATGGAATAAGGGGGTAATTAGTGAGTAATTCAATATCTCTAATTTTACCTTTTCCGCCAAGTGTTAATGCTTGCTGGCGGAATATCAACGGTAAAACGTTAATCAGTGCAAAAGGACGGGCGTTCCGAGCAAATGCAGCAGCAGCCATCTATGAACAATTACGTAGAAGACCGAAAGCAATCACTGAGCATGTATCTGTCATTGTGAAG